AGTGGGGAAAAGATAATTACCTTTCATAGCATAACAGCCATGACAAGTAGTGCCTTTTACTTTGCGTAACTTACTGCCTGTTTTACATAGTTTGGCAGGTGTATTGTATGTAGGACAAGGCATTTTACCTGCCCTGCCCAACGATACCATAATGTTTTTTGCTTCTTGTAGTTTCATAGTTTTCTCGTAATAATTAAAATAAAAACGATAAGTATAATAAGTGTAATAAATTCCATTGACAAATTCCTATAATAGTGTAAAATGTAAAAACCCGTACTCGGGAGGCTCTAATATATACGGAGTATATAGGTATGTCAATCTGGGTCAGTACCTCCATAGGATTCTCTAACCCACTCAGCTTCTATATCTTTAGCTTGGTCTTTAATATCAAAACAATCATTACACATATTCCAATATACTAATAATGGTAATGTTCTATACTTATCATTTGTATACTTTTCTATAAACTCATATCTAGTCATAGTCATAGCATCTGGTATCATGTTATCTAATACTGCTATCTCTTTATCTAATTCTTCAAATCTTTTCTTATCCATATTAATATCCTAACTTGTTTTTGTCTACTAACCACATGTGTTTGACTTTTGTTTTATCTACATCATCAAATATAACTTCGACTTTGTATTCTGTATTGGCGTTCTCTTGTGCAAGAGGTGTGCCTTTTTTTGCATTGACAGGTAAATAAAATGTCCACACATTATCTTTACAACTGCCATCACGTTTATCAAAATTAATATTCATGTTTACCTCTAAATGAGTCGAGGAAGTGATACACTAACGACCACTTCCTCTCTCGTTATATTTTGCTTTATATGTAATATACTATTTTTTAGTCTTTATGTCAAATGAAAAAAGCCCAGAAAACTGCGGAAATCTGGGCTTCTTTCTTTCTATCATAGGAGGACAGAAACTTTTATTTGTATAATGCTAATATCATTGTGCCTACAATAATTAATACTAATATCATTAGTACATCAAACATAAACCTATACCTGCAAATACTGCCATAAAAAATATTGGTATCAACAATAGACAAACAAATATTATTTTATCACTTAAACTCATACTGCCTCCTCTAGTATATTTTTAATTTTTGCTATGCGTTCATCTGCATTTGATTTAACATTAAAGATATGTTTTTGTTCGTTAATGTTTGCAAAGGCACGTGCCAAGTGATGTACTTGCATATCAAATATATTTACTAATCGTTCTTGCGATTTGGAATAATACATATACCTTTCATCTGGACTATCAGATGTCATTTGATATAATATATCAGCAGGTATTTCTCTTTTATGTATTAGCTTTTCCATGTAGATATAATCTCGTAGTGTCATTGTACCTCCAAGTCTATGTCTTGCCAATAAACATATTCAAATCTATTTTCTATGTACCAAGCCCAATCGTCTTGTACAAATAATTCTAACTGTTCCATACTAATCCTTTCTAATTCTGGTTATAGAATTTTTTCTAGTTCGTGGGTGTGAACCATACTTTATGTATAACCACACCATTGTTAATAATAATCTTCTCATTGCATTACACCAAGAAGAATAGAAAATACGCAATACCACATTATACTTATTGCTATTGCTAAAACTAATATGTTATCCATATTTGCCTTTCTGTTAATTATTATCTAATAATATCAGTAACTTAGCTTTATGTCAAGCTCGTAGCTTTCCTTTTCTTTGTCTCACTACGGTTTTGTTT